CATCTTTGGTCTTGTTCTTGGGATATAAATGAACTTCCAACAAATTTGCATGATAATTCAAAGTTAATTGATTTTTTTCATAATGATGTAAGAAATGAAAATTGTAAGTTTTTTTGTGAAATATACGACGATGTATTTTTACATTATAGAGCTGGTGGAAATTGGAGAAAAGAAGGTTTAGAATTACATAAAAGTTTATCTCAATTGTTAAAAACATGTTTATTATAAAATCTGAGTTAGAAATGTCTAAAATACCTAGTAGTTTACATGAAATAATAGTATTATAAATATATACTATTATTTTTCATTATCTTATGACGATACGCCACTTTCGACTGCACCTTCCGGATATCCACATTTATTTTGAATTCCCCACTTGGGAGGATTCCATATATTTATATTGTAGTCTAGTGGATTTCGGCGATATTCCACCGCAGCTAATATAAAAGAACTATCCCAATTTCCAACAACAGCATATGCGTTTAGCAAATACTCAAAATTGAAAAATCCGGCAAAATATTCGCGTTCCAATTCTTCATTGCTCATATATCCACTCTGTATTCTCCAAACAGCAGATTCGCGGTAATCATTTGGGCACCGGGTCTCATCTGTATTATACAATATGGTTATATCGTTATTGAGAGACTCATTATAACCAGTTATATACTCAACTGCCTCGTACGTATCACAACATAACACAATATGCTTAATATTATGTGTATTACACAATTCAATGCATTTGTCTGCATACAACTTCATATCAATATAATTGGTTTCCATTGATGGTCCCCAGACTTTATCACTTAATCGAATATGCATTCCAATATATTTCAAGTCTTCATCTTTTATTTTGCGATACAGTTGATTATTATTTAATATATTGCGAACATATTCATTTGGTTTGTATATTTTGTGCAATAAATCTTGATGGAACTCTTCTACACTTGGATAAGTATCTGGTTTAAATGCATATCGTTCTTCTAAATATTCCTTTTCATAATTATATTTTTCAACTTTTTCCGGGTCTATATCTGATTCTTGTATGGTAGATATATCATCATAATAATGATGCACTGTGTCTCCACGGAAAAATACTCGGCTCCCATTTTTTTTATAGAAAAATGCATAACCGTTTTTTATAGCCTGAATATATGCCCACTTTGCATGTATTAGATGTGCTCCAAATGGCCACCATAGGTGTTCTACTACTAAGGTAGTTGTCATTGTAAGTATAATTAATTATATTGGGTTATATGTATTTATATTAGTTTCGGTTTAATTAAATTTCACGATAATTTTAACGCTCTCTTTTTTAATACATTTACATGCAGAAACGGACAATTCTTCGCGCTTTTTACGGGTTTTATCGTTATTTGTAATAGTATCTTTATTGTCAATGGAGAACTTGCGCTTAGATGTGCTATTTCGCGCATTCATATCATTTTCTATTTCTTCGTAATTTGCCTTTATAAAATCGATGATTTTATTCTCTATAGCCCATTTGAAAAAATTGAGTTGACCAATGGTAGTTTCCATATATTTTTCCTCATCATACGGAATTGAAATACGTTCCCATCTACAAAAAGGATCGAATCGTTTTTTCGAGTACGCTTTTAATTTGAGTTTATAGTCGTTATATACCTTGAACCTAGTAAGTTCTTCTTGACCACTAATACGCTGGGTTTGTAAATCATATACGGTATAGTATTTTTTGGCGAAATTGGTGACAAACCAATCCACTATACGAAGTGATATTTTCGATTCGCCATTAATAATATTCATCATTTTGTGTATGTTCTCCTTATTTCCATAAAAATCCATTAGATTTCGCATTAATAAGTCATTCTGCGTATTTGATGAAATAGTTGCAATAGATGTCATTGTATGAATATTTTATTAAGCATTTTTTATATAGTTTTATATGGATTTATTGGTTTGTTTGTATGTTTTCCAAATAATCATTATTTAGAAATAACATAAAAATAGTGGGGGATATCGTTCATACATATACATAGATGTCTATGGAATCTGTAAATGTGTTAACAGTAACTGTTTTTATTGAAATTGCTAAAGGTTCTCATATTAAGTATGAATACGACAAGGAAAAAAAGGCATTGGTGTGCGATAGAATATTACATACCCCGTTCAAATACGAGTTTAATTATGGCTTTATTCCCGATACATTGAGTTTAGATGAAGATCCTATAGATGCGGTTATTATTATGGACGATGAATTGGTACCAGGGTGTTATATAGATTGTAAAATTATCGGGGTTTTAGAAACCGAAGACGATGCCGGCGTTGATCCTAAATTGATTATGTGTCCTATTACCAAAGTCGACCCCACTTATTCGAATATACGTCATATAACCGATTTGCCGAAAATGACGTTGGACAAAATTAAGTATTTCTTTATGCATTATAAAGATTTGGAGAACAAACGGGTAATTGTTGGAGAGTTTAAGGGTAGGGAAGAAGCTATAAAAGTATATAAGAGTGGGTTGGTTTGTAAAGAAAATTGAATATATCCTTTCCGTGCATAATATATTTACATTATAATAAAGTAATATAAATACAATACTCTAAACTATTCCATAATAATAATAATAATAATAATAATAATAATAATGAAGTGCTTAGCGAAAGACCGTAATAATAATGGATGTCGCAATAACAAAATGTGTGATACTAGGTTTTGTAAGTTTCATCAATATATGAATGATTATACAGACACTATGTTAGAGAATTTGAAATTATGTAGTGGGTGTTTGAAAATGCATTATATGGGAGATAGTGATTATTTGAGTTGCGAAGGATGCAGAAATCGCACAAAACCAAAAACAGAAATAGTATTATGCAAATCGGAGAATTGCAAGTTTAAACGATCAGATGAAAATGAATATTGTGGGAAACATCAGTTATGTTTGTTTGTGAATGAAACGGAGGCTTGTGGTAAAAAAGTATGTGTGAATTATGTGAGAGGGTGTAGAACACAATTGGATGTGACTTATAAATATACTAGATGTAGTGTATGTTTGAAAAAGGACAGGGAAAACGATAGAGTAAAACGAGGAAAAGCAGTGGAACAAAATGTGCAAATTGTAGAAAGTGCTATAGAAATTACACATAAATATTGCACAACTTGTTGTAAAGAATATTCTATAGATAATTTTCTTGGTGAAAAGAATAATATTATTACAATGACTTGTAAAGCGTGTAGAATACAAAATAAAATACAAGATGCGAAACGCAATAAAGAATCCAGATATATTCTAGAGAAGCAAAATAAATTTGCAACTTATGGAAAATATATAAAAGATACTTGCACACGTAATATTCCATTTGATTTGACATTTGAACAATATGAAAATATAGTCGGAGACCCTTGTTATTATTGCAATATAACGGATGACGAAAAAGGGTTTAATGGAATTGACCGAAAGAGGTCTGAAATAGGATACATAGTAGAAAATTGTGTGAGTTGTTGTAAAATGTGCAATAAACTAAAAGGAACATTGGATGACATTTGTTTTATAAAACGAGTTGGTCATATTATGAGTTATAACAATTTAACGGATACAGATATGTCATTTCCGGACTTATTCGGAAATCATATATCTGGTAATTATTGCAATTTTAATAGGATTGCAAAAGAAAGATTATTGTCATTTGAATTGTCAATTGAACAGTTTGAATATTTCACTAAACAAAATTGCTATATTTGCGGAAAAGAAAATACAGAAATCCACAAAAATGGAATTGACAGACTGAATAATGATATAGGATATATATTGGAAAATTGCAGACCGTGCTGTACGGAATGTAATTTTATGAAAGGAATATATAGTTATGATGTATTTATAGAAAAACTGAAATTAATCTATAATAAACATTTACAAACAATCCAATATACTACTATATCTAGTGATTATGTTCCAGAAATATATATTCAAAAGCATCAAAACCGAAAAATAAAAGAAAAACCATCTATAACAAAAACGACCGAACAAATCAAAGAAGAAATCAGGCAATGTAAACAAAAACAGAGAGACGAAATAAAAGAACGGTTATGTCATTCAAAATATAAAGAACTTAGAGCAATGAAACAGTGTAATAGCATATCCGATGTATTGAATTAGTGTTGTGAAACTGTTTTTTATAAATAATAAGTATTTTTATTATTTATAATTTTATTTATATTTTTAATTTATTATGTGTCACGAGCATCTGGTTAGCATATCTAATAAGTATTTTAATTAGAGTACGCCACACCAGCCCAAATACTCCACTCGATTTCTCGAGTGGTTGGACTGTATCTTAAGTCTACTCCGGTTGCTTAAACCATCATTATAGACCAACCACCATTCAGTCTCTGAGAATCTGTCATATCCTAGCTTAGCGGACTTAGACATAATCCTGCGGATTGCCCAATCCTTAACATTTTTACCGTACCCGAGTTCTATTCTCGGCCATATGTTGGTTTCCCGAACACATTTGGTAGTTAAGGCTCTAAGGGGTTTCCCGCAACGGGTAGTTTCGCAAAGAGTTGTTTTCTCTTCACTAGCACTAGACTTATAATCCAGGAGTCAAAACGAAGTTTCCACTAGCAGTGCCTGGTTGCTAGTGGCGTAGTACTTTTCTGCACAGATGAAACGATACATTAGATTAAGATGTAACAATCCAAGTATCAATTCGTTTATGCCGCTCATAACACGTAAAACATTGTAATTAACTGCGTACACTCTGACCTTAGCAGTGGCAGTTCCCGAAACAGTTGCAGAAGAAAGGACAAGCTGGAGAGTAGCATTGTCAATTCTGGAGAAGTTGCAGGTTCCAGATGGTTGGTGTTCCTCAGGGCGAAGAGCGAATGAGTACACGTTGATTCCGGTGTCTGGGTTGCGAGTGTGATGTTGGTAAGGTTGGACGACGTCAAAGTAAGAACCTTCTCGTTCAGAGAATCGGTCTTGGCCGTTCAGCTGCAACTTGGCAGTGACAACTGGGTTTTCACCCCAGCAGTGCATATCAATGGCAGTCTCGGCAAGAACGAAGGTGCCTGCATCAGAAAGACCAGAACTGTTTATATTACCTCCTTCTGTTGCAAAGTCAGCACCCCATCCAGCAGCATTGTTAGCAGATGCAGCGTCTAAAGCACCACCCATTTGGAAAAGACCAGAGGCGGTGATGAATGCAGATGTTCCAGAAGTCTCAGCAGGTCCACCGAAAGCGTGGATGGCGTTAGGTAAGGCATCAATGGCATCAGTGTAGTTGAATGGCTGGGCACCAAGGGTCTTGCAAAGAATAGATTGACCCTCTAATGATGAGCAATAATCAACGTTGGCATCAGGTTGAACAACCCAGATAAGCTCCTTTACGGGGTGATTGAAGTTAAGCTTGATCTTGTTGCTGGAAGATCCAACAGATTCATCACCGGTGAATTGAAGTTGCTCAATGAGGTATTCATGGGGGTTCTGGGCCATCTTTCGGCGCTCGTCAGTGTCAAGGAAGACATAGTCGACGTAGAGAGAGGCAGCAACCAATGAGGATTGGTAAGCATTAGTAACAGATAAGGTACCAGAAACAGCGCCAGAAAGGGTCTTGACAGCCCACAAGCACTCACCAATGGGTCTGAAATCAATGTTGATCTTGACTTCATGGTATTGGAGAGCAATCAAGGGAAGAGCAAGGCCGGGGTTTCTATTGAACCAGAACAACAAAGGAACATAGAGAGTGGTCTCTGGTAAAGCATTACGAGGAGCACACACTTGAGAAGGACCTCCATTGGCAGCGCAAGGTCCAGAGACGTTGGCAAATGATGGATCGGTTATGTAGTTAAGCTGGGTAGTGTGGCCAATCATCTTTAAGTATCCTCGCTTTTGTTCAGACGTGAGAGTAAGTTGGTTCCAGATGTGCATCCAGTCTCCGAATTGACGATCAATTCTTTGACCCCCAATCTCGACCTCAACTTGGGCAATGAGCTGTTCACCAATGAAATCCAACCAACGGGCATACACACCGTCGTTGTTAGAGCCAGTTGTGTTGATCATAGATTGGTTGATCTCTGGGAGAGTAACCTGGAGGTAGGTTCTGTAGGCAAGATCTCCGTTTCTTGAGATAGTGCAGGTAACTCGGCGACCAAAATCGGCTTGTCCTGAGAAAGTCTGTTCAATACTCTCAAGAGAGAAGTTGGTGTGTCTGCGGTATGAGACCTTCCAGAAGGTGATCTCAGGAGTTCCAGTAAGGAAAACGTCTTGTGCGCCGTAGGCGACTAGTTGCATCAACGCTCCGCCCATATTTTAGTTCGGGTTATATACTATATAAAGAAAATAATTTCTGAGAATTGCTAAATAATTATATTTTTATGAATTGCTAAATAACTTTCAAACCAACGAAGAATTAAAATGTACCATTTTAATTCTTCGGGGTCAGATACCAGTAGCAATTTGAAACGTGCACCCTAGCCATAGGCTAAGGGTGCGGTTTTAAATCTTCACTGGTACAAATACTTATTTAGGAAATGCGTTTATATACATTATGAATACTAATTATACCATACTATCATAATATAATTGTATAATTTCTATAGTTTTATCAGTATTATTAGTGAGCCAATAATTTATTTGATTTTTCAAAACGTCTAACCTATTAGCCCATTCTTTTGTTTTAAGTCTATTGATTGCTAAAATACCAGTTTTTTGTAGCTTCCAACATGATGATATTTTTACGCCATTTTTATCAATATAATCATCTGGGTTAAATCGAATGAAAATAATAGGCCTATGCCCCAAATCCCGCGATAACTCCATCAATCGTTTATTTTCACAACTGCAATCATATGCATTATGTTGATTTTCATCTATTTCTACAATAATAACTTGATAACCTAAATCCAATAATAAATCGGGACGCCTTTTCGAACAACCATCTGATATTTTTTTGTCTGAAAACCAAGTCATTTGTGGAAAAGTTTCTATAACACTATCTACAACAGTTTTTTCTTTTGTTTTATAATTTCGAGCTATTGGTTTATCTGGAAATAAGTTCATATAACAAAAAAGACAATAATTATCACATTTTGCGTGAGCTTGAGTTAAACACCACTCAGATAAACATATTTTTGCAAAAACATCTACCATTCCAATTTCTTTGTGATTCATACAATATTTAGCAGATTTAATATTTTTAAAATTATAAACTGCTCTCAACATACATCCATTTATAATACATTTTGCGTGAAATACATCCACCATTGTTTCCGTTTTATGAGTTGAACACATTTTAGCACGATGGCTACCCGGTTCGCTATATGTTGGAGATTTATTACATCCTATATGTTCGCATCTAACATGTTTTCCATCAA